GTTGCAGGCTCCCTCCTCTATGGAAACAACATCATATCGGGAGCCGTCGTTCCGAGCAGCAATGCCATCGGACTACACTTCTACCCAATTTGGGAAGCTGCTACACTTGATGAATGGCTCTACAACGGGGGTCCATTCCAGCTTGTCGTTTTCCACTTCCTCATTGGTATCTATTCTTACATGGGACGAGAGTGGGAACTTAGCTATCGACTAGGTATGCGTCCCTGGATCTTCGTCGCTTACTCTGCACCTGTTGCAGCAGCGAGTGCTGTGTTTCTGGTGTATCCCTTCGGACAAGGATCCTTCTCTGACGCAATGCCATTGGGCATCTCAGGTACTTTCAACTATATGTTTGTCTTCCAGGCAGAGCATAACATCCTTATGCATCCATTCCATATGCTGGGAGTTGCTGGAGTCTTCGGTGGCTCTCTATTCTCTGCTATGCATGGTAGTCTGGTTACCTCCAGCCTTATCCGTGAGACTACTGAGGAGGTAAGTCAGAACTATGGTTATAAGTTTGGTCAAGAAGAAGAGACCTATAACATCGTTGCAGCTCATGGCTACTTCGGTCGTCTGATTTTCCAATATGCATCTTTCAACAACTCTCGCTCTCTTCACTTCTTCCTTGCTGCCTGGCCTGTTGTTGGCATCTGGTTTACTGCTCTTGGTGTATCAACCATGGCGTTCAACCTGAACGGCTTCAACTTCAACCAGTCCATTCAAGACCGTGAAGGTCATGTCATCAACACGTGGGCGGACATCCTGAACCGAGCTGGTCTTGGTATGGAAGTCATGCACGAACGCAACGCCCACAACTTCCCGCTGGATTTGGCATCAGCTGAGACAACTCCTGTTGCTCTGACTGCTCCAGCAATCGGTTAATTTTTCGTACGTTCATCCTTCGGGACGCATGTTGCCTAACCATGGAACGGGGGTTAGGTTTATCCTGTACGAACTATGTCTGATCTCGAAAAGCGCTACATTATCAATGCTTACAACAAAATGCTCCGCGAGGAGAAGGAGTTGAAGCTCTGCTATCGTGGCACTGCCTATAAAAAAACTGTTCTTAACTAATTATGCCACCTCGCAAAAGTGCAAAATCAATGCAATCTAATAAGGTTACAGCTAGCGTCACTCCGGTGACACCAGGCGGTGACCAGGTTGTGTTCAAACGTTGTGGTCAATGTGGTGATAAAAAGCCAGAATGCCGCAAACAAAAGAAGTGCCTTAAAGGTCTTCTGTAATAGCTTGGGGAGCACCTCAGAGTCGGACTCCCCTTGCATTGGTTAGAGCCGGTACGCCGACACCTCTAGCCGTCTAGACGGTGGGAATAGACCACAAAAATTTTTTCAAACGTTTGAAGCTTGTCTAATACTTTTAACCTTAAATTAAAATGGCTTTTCAATCTTCTGCAAACCCGGCGTCTCTGACTCGCCCGGGTCAATCTAACGGTGCGGGTGATGCCCGTGCTCTTTACCTGAAGCTCTTTTCAGGTGAAATGTTCAAGGGTTTCCAACATAACACGATCGCTCGTGATATGGTGATGCGCCGTACTCTTCAGAACGGCAAATCTATGCAGTTCATCTACACTGGACACACCAAGGCTGAGTTCCATACTCCTGGAAACAGCATCCTGGGTGACAGCAACGGTGCACCTCCGGTGGCCGAGAAGACCATCACGGTCGATGATCTGCTGATCAGCTCTGCATTCCTGTATGATCTCGACGAGACCCTGTCTCACTATGACATGCGCTCTGAGATCAGCCGTAAGATCGGTTACGCTCTTGCTCAAAAGTATGACCGTCTGATCTTCCGTGCCCTGACTCGCGGTGCACGTGCTGCTTCTCCTGTTACCAAGGCTGGTTATGTCGAGCCTGGTGGTACTCAGATCCGTGTTGGTTCTTCCGGCACCGCTGCTTCTGATGCCTATGATTCTACCAAGCTTGTGACCGCCTTCTATGATGCAGCCTCTGCGCTGGATGAGAAGGGTGTGTCTCAGGATGGACGTGTGGGTGTTCTGAACCCCCGCCAGTACTACGCTCTGATTCAAGAGCTTGGTTCTAACGGTCTTGTTAACCGCGATGCTCAGGGTGATGCCCTGCAGAGTGGTAACGGCGTTGTTGAGATCGCCGGTATCAAGGTCTTCAAGTCTATGAACATTCCGTTCTTCTCTCAGTACGGTACCAAGTATGGTACTGGTTCTGCCACGAACCCTGGCGTTGCCGATCCTGGTAACACCGGTTCTTTCGTGTCTGAAGCCATTGAAGATGCTGCCAACGATGTTGCCGGTATCAACAATGAGTACGGTGAAGAAACCGAATTCGCTAACAGCTGTGGTCTCATCTTCCAACGCGAAGGTGCTGGCTGCGTGGAAGCTATCGCTCCTCAGGTGCAAGTCACCAGTGGCGACGTTTCTACCATCTACCAGGGTGACGTGATCCTGGGTCGTCTCGCCATGGGCGCTGACTTCCTGAACCCCGCTGCCTGTGTGGAACTGTTTGCTGGTACTGCTACCAAGCCTGCCGCCTTCTGATTGCGGTTATACGGGAGCCTCTTCGGGGGCTCCTTTTTTTTAATTCTTTATTGAGAATAAAACTCATTTGCAATTATGCCTTACCTAACTACTGGCTCCACTGAGCTGAAAGCTGTTAATCAGATCCTGGCGTCAGTTGGTCAGGCTCCTGTGACCACGTTGACAACTGAAGAAACTCTCATTATTAACGAAGTCTCTAGATTTACTGGTTCTATTTCAGGTACTACACTTACCACTGAAACTGCTAACATTCCTGTTGGTACTTACATTGGTGGTTCTGGTGTTACTGATGGTACCTCTATTGCAGTAGCTGGTGTAGAAGCCACGCCTGCAACTGATCCTGTTACGTATGAATACACTCTGAACATCTCACAGACTGTAGCTGAACGTACATTGACTCGTAATGAAGTTACAACCAGAGTTGAAACCCAAGCCAACCCGGACGTTGCGATTGCACTCAACACCCTTAGAGAGGTGTCGCGTGAAGTACAGAGCGAAGGATGGACTTTCAATAAAGAATTTGATTATAAACTTACACCTGATTCTAACAAGAACATCCTCATCACTGAAAACATGTTGCAGGTAGATTTGAACATCTCTTCTAAGAGGTTCGATAACCGGCAGTATGACAGCGTTAACCGTAATGGTAAACTTTACGACCGTATCAAACATACCGACCAGTGGGATGACAGTGTGTATGCTGATATTATGTGGTACTTTGATTGGGAATATATCCCTGATCCTATCCAAGCATTTATCGTAGCACGAGCTTCTGTTATCTTCTCTAGCCGTACCGTGGGTGATCCTAACCAATTCCAGATGCTCCAACAGAAGGAAGCATTTGCACGGGCTATGGCTATGGAGTATGAGTGTAGTCAAGGTGACTATTCCTTCTTTGGTGAACCTCAAGGGGAAAACTATTACAATAGCTATAAACCGTTCCATACATTGCAACGCTAATGTCAGCAGTAACACAACAGATCCCTAACTTTCTTGGTGGTGTATCCCGCCAAACTGACGACAAGAAACTAATCAACCAGCTGACTGAGTGTGTAAACGGTTACCCTGATCCTACATTTGGTCTTTTGAAGCGTCCTGGTATGCAGCACATTGAAGTGCTGAAAAAGGCTAATGGTGATGCATTTACCAAGGCTGAACTGGCAGATGCTGCATGGTTCTATATTGACCGTGCTGCAGCAGGTTCTTACATTGGTGCTATTAAAGGCAGTAACCTGTATGTATGGACTGCTACTGATGGCACCTGGTGTACAGTGACGAACACTGGTACAGGTTACCTAACTGGTACAGAGCAGGATCACTACCACTTCCGTAGTATTCAGGATACTACAATTATTACCAACAAAACAGTTGCCACTGCTATGCAGTCAAACGGTTCATATGTTGCTAATTCTGTAGCTACCCTTAAACTGCTCAGCCTTACGGTAGACGATGAGTTTACGGTTACAATTGAAAACCAATCAGTTACTGTGACAGCTCAGAATACGACAACATTTGATGATATGTTGTTCTATACTGCTACGCCAGGATCAGAAATCCAAAACACCCACCATTTGATTGATGGTATTAAGAACCTCATCGAGACACAACAAACAGCAGCTAATGCTGACTTCAATGGTACATGGTATCTAGAGGGTTATAACAACAGTATTGTTATCCGTCATACAGATGCAACACCTAATGCAGTTGTCACTGATTACAGTACGCCTACGGGTACAGCTGTAGCCTTTGATATTGATGCTAGGGGTGGTGCTAATAACACTGCTCTTGAGGTGTTTGAAGATGATGTAATTGACGTATCTAAACTGCCGCTTGAATCCTTTGGTGGTCATAACGTTAGAGTTCTAAATAGCAATACTGAGGATGATGATTACCACGTTAAGTTTGTTGCATACGACACTTCTATCAACAGAGGTCGTGGTTACTGGCAAGAGACCGTAGCACGTGATGTATCTCCTGGTCTTGATAATGCCACTATGCCGCACGAACTGGCTAATACTGGTGCTACTACCTTTACGTTTGGTCCTATCTCTTACAAAGGACGGCTAGCAGGCGATGATACTACCAACCCACAACCTTCGTTTGTTGGTAAAAAGATCAGCTCTACCTTCTTCTATAGCAATAGATTTGGTCTTTTGGCTGAGGATAATGTTATCTTTGGTGTTGCTAATGATAACTACAACTTCTTTGCTAGGTCTGCTCTGACTCAGATCGATTCAGACCCTATTGATTTGAACGTATCTAGTGTACGTCCTGTCACCTTGTCTGACGTTCTACCGTCTCCCCAGGGTTTGCTGTTGTTCAGTGAGCGCCAGCAATTCCAGGTGTACGCTACTGATGCAAGTACACTGACACCTACCTCTGCTGTTATCCGTACGCTGTCTAACTATGAGATGGCTACTAATATCTCACCTGTAGACATCGGCACTACTGCTGCCTTTGTTAGCAGGGTGCCTGGTTACAGTAAGTTGTTTACTATGGCTCTACGTGATGTTGAGCAGTCACCTGTGGTGGTTGATATTAGTAAAGCTGTACTGGAGTGGATCCCTGATACTGTAGATGATCTGATTGTCAGCCCGCCTAACTCTGTTGTTATGATGGTTGACCGTGATACTGAGTACCTGTACTTGTACCGTTTCTATAACAACGGTCAGGAAGATCTATTCCAAGCATGGGTGAAGTGGGAACTGCCTGGTACTATCCAAGCTGCACGTATTATTAACGATGCAGTTACTGTTGTATCTCAGCAGGAAGACGAATACATCATCGGTTCTATCGAACTGGATGAACTACCGTCTGGTAATATCCTAGCTACATCTACTGGCTTCACTGGTAATGTACCTCTTGATATGGCTACACGTCCTGTCAGCCCTGCCGTTGGCGTTGAGTCAGTCGTATATGACTCTACAAACGACATTACTAAGATCTACGTACCTTACACTCCCATTAGTGATAAGGACGCTGTGATGCTCCTTACAGTGCCTACAGCAGATGATGGTACTGATGCTGAGCTAGACTCAGATCAAGGTTACTGGACTACTGCTGTTGAACGTACTGAACCCGGTACTGGCTACCGTTACTTTGAAGTTAAAGGTGATTTTACTGGATATGCTGATGGTATTGTAGTTGGTTATGGTTATGACCTAGAGGTTGTTCTACCTAAGTTCTACCTTAGGAGACAGCAGGGAACTGACTATACAGCTTCTCTTACTATTGCTAGGGTTAAAATGGCTGTCGGTCGTACTGGCGCTATCCGTTTTAAACTGAAACCAACTGGTTCTAACGAGTGGAAAGATGTACAGCATACTGCTGCAGCTAATAATTATAATGGTGATACTAATCCTGTAGTACAGGAACGGGTATTTACCTTACCTATCCATCAACGTAACACTAATTTTGAACTTAAAGTGACAAGTGATTTTCCATACCCTGTATCGCTAGTGTCGATGATGTGGGAGGGTAACTATTCTAACAAGTATTATAGGAGGTCTTAATGTTTAATCCAAAAGAGAATCTCCTAGATCAACAGCTTGCTGTCTCTGGTCTGGAGATGAATATCGCTGGGGTGTTTGCCGGTATCAGCGCCGTTGCAAGTATTGCGGGCGGTATCTTTGGGGCCAGTGAAGCCAGCAAGCAGAACAGGCGAGCTAGAAGCGCTGAGAAAAAGCAACAAGAGCTTTTAAATAAACAGGCTAAAATTCAAAATCAATATAACGCAAAAAAGTTTGCGGTAGACAAAGAGAATTACGAAAAGCAAGCTGAGTACAACTTTGAAACTGCTCTACAAGATTGGCGCTACAAAACGACAATTAGGGCACTCCAAGAAAGAGTTGACTCAGAAAAATACCTGCTGAACGTTGAGAATTCTGAAAATCAACTGACTTTTAACAGGCTTGCTGAGCAGCAGGGTCTTTCCAGAGAACAGCTTGCTATTGAAGATGCTCGTAATGAGAACGCCTTTCAACGTCAAGACCTTCTAGTAGCACAACTAGAGGCAGAAGGTAAGGCAAGCTTAGGTCAAGCTGGACGTTCAAGAGCTAAAACTCTTCAGTCTAACATTGCACAGATTGGTAGGGATATTGCTGTGATGGATGCTAGTCTTACTGGTGAAATCAATCAATCTACCTTAAACATGTTCGACATCAGCTTGGGTCGGTTTGCGGCTGATGCTAGGGTTGAAGCTTCCCGTATGATACGTCCTACAAGGCTTCCTGAAATCCCCGCACCTACTAAACCGCCTGAACCTACTTGGCTTGAACCTATGAAGATTCTTCCTGGTATGGCTGCCCCTGCACAACAACAGAGTGTATTTGCACCATTGATTAGTGGTATTGGTAGTGCTGCTGGATCACTGGCAAAGATTGACTTTTCACCTCCACAGAGTTCTTATTCTATACCTTCTAGTGCATATTCTAGATCAAGTCAATACGGATTTATCGGTTAATAACTATGGCTAAATACAAACGATCTATTAAAGGCGGGACATTTAGACCAGAGCAGGTGTCTGAGCGTGGTGAGTCCCGTCTACAAGAATACTCAGATAGAATTACTGGTGCATTGCGTGATGAGCGTGATGCAGTAATTTCTAACCGAAATCGCATTGCTGATGCAATGAGAGAAAATGCTAATATCGAATCTCAGCAAGCTAGTACAAATGCTCAAATTCAACAGCAAAATGTACAAACACAGCTGAACGATATTCAAACGCAAAACGCAGCAGCCCAGCGTCAATTTGAAAATGACACACGGGCTCAGCAGCAAATTTTTGGTACTGTTGCTAGTCTTAGTCTAACCGCTAGTAAAAAACTGCGGGAAATTGAAGTTCAAAGATTGCAGGAAAAGTGGAACCAAGACTACTATCAGACACTTACTTTAGGTGATAACGATCCTAATGTTAGGTATGTTGAAGCACTTTTAAGAGATTCTGACGCTAAAAGAGTAGAAGGTTATACAGCACTTAATGCTGCAAAAGAAAACGGTGCAGACGAATTAGACCTTAGTGAAGCTGCTAAAAAATTTAAAGAACTTAGTTATGGTGCTAAGCTTGCTACTTTTGCTAAAGTAGGGCAGATGTACCCTAGCTATTTGAATCAACAGTTTATGGATGACACCACCCAATATACAGATAGGGATGGTAACAGATTTACTGGTAGTCAAGCTTCACGCAATGCGGATCGTACAGCTATTGTCGCTGCTGCTTCTATGCAGCGTTACTTAGATCTTTCTCGGCTTACTGGTACAAACCCAGCACTTCTGCAAAAGAGCGGTCTTCTTAATGCAATGCTTAGTCAGAATCAAAGTGTTATGAAGACAGCACGAGAGGCTAATCTTGAAGATAATAATTTTAAAGCAGATAGCGATCTAAACTACCAAATAGCTAATGCTCCTGACGCTGCTACTGCTAAAAGAATTATTGAAACAGAATGGGTTGACCTTGTTAATCGTAAAGGATTAGAAGGTGCGCATAACTATGTAACAGAATTATTTAAAACAGTTGATTCAGACGGTAACCCTGTATACAATGAAAAAGCTTTGTTCGCTGCAGAACTTGGACCTGAAGGCAAAGCATGGGGAGATAACTGGAAAGCACGGCGAGAAGCTATTCAAAAAAGCCTTGCTAGTTCTAGAGACTCTGTATTCCGTCAACAGGAACAACGCCGACAAAATAATGCTATTCAAGATTACCGTTTAAGACAAGACGAATTAAATGAACAACTATCTGCTGCTGGTGCCCGCGATGATCTTGACATCATTGCTACTGCCAAAAAAGCTTATAGTGACAAGTACGAAGGTTTTATCCCTCCACAACTGCTAGATCTAGAACGTAGTGTTTTAAAAGAAAACAAGGACGAAGCAGCACAAAAACTAGAAGTTGTAACTCAACGTGCACGTGATGGTCTTTTGACTCAAGGTGAAGTGCTGTCGATTGAGGATCCCACTATGAGGTCTCAAGCCCAGGCACTACTTATTGAGCAAAATAAAACCAGCAGGTTTGGTAATGATTATCAAGAAACTCTCAAAGCTTTGAAGCAAGATGCTAAACTGATTGCTAAAGATTCTTTGGAAGGTGCATCCAGTTCATCTGCTATAGAAGTTCAGTTTTTCATGGAAAAACAGTTTGCCGCTTGGTATAAGGAAGGACTTGCAAATAACAACAATGATCCTACCGCTGCACTAGCATACGCTAGACAGAATCATCAATCTGAACTTGCTAAATCAAAAGCTGGTATCGAAGACGGGCTTTATTTGCGTAAGTTTGATGATAATAACGGTTCTGTGTATCCAAACATCCAAGCAGAAAAAAGGAGAACTGCAGCTATAACTGATCAAAACATTGCACGCATTGAAGATCAGGTTGGCGCTACAGGCATTGGTGCTTTGGATAGCCCTGGTCTTGTATCTTCTGCTCCTAATCTACGTAACTTGTCACAAACACACTACACTGGTGGTAGTATTAACGCCTTGATTACCCCTGAAATTAAAGCTGCTGCAAGGCTTTTAGGTGTCTCAGAAATTGAAGTTATCAATCGCCAGATCGCCGCTTTTAACAAATATAATACCGACAAAATTGAACCAATCCAAAGTCCCGCTTTGGACCTTGTAAATAATGCACGTCCTGAGACGCAACGGTTGTTCACTGATCAAGTGACAATTGCTAGTGTTGATCGTGGTCAAGCTGAAGTTCTGCAAGAACCTCTACGTGATCCTAACAATATGCGTAGGAATTTTGCGTACATGTCTGGTAACATCGGACCTACTTCTACAGGTCCACACTTAGATGTAAAGAAAGTGGGTGGTGGTGAATTTTCACCGAACGCTTTGGATGAGTATGTTGAGGTGGACGATCCTGAATTGGGAACAGTACCTTTAGGTCAAGTACCTGTTACTGGTGATTTTGCTAGTCACACTGTGAGAGGATCCCATGGTATCGATTACGGTCTTTACGAAGGAACTGGGATCTACCTTAAAAACGGTGCTAAAGTTGTTGGCACAAGACCCTCTGTTCATGGAGACGTGCTAACAATTGAACTACCTACTGGTGAACAGTACACATTTTTACACGGAAAAACAGCTAGAAACTAATGAGTAATCCTCTTGATTTTGGAGATCTTGAAGCGGATTATGTTCTAACTGATGAGGAGATGGAGCAGTCTCGTTCTGAAGAATCTATGCAACAGATTCAACAGAATGTAGATAATGCTCGTATGGAGCGGATGGCGCGTGAATCTGAAGCACAAGTTGCTGAAGAAGCCGCCGCTGCTCCTGTACCTCAAATAGAACAGGCTCCCACGGGAGAACAATTACCGCAACAACCTCCGGCTGAACTTACGGGTTCGCCAACAACTCCCTACAGAACTGCTGACGGGGAGCTTGATTTAGAAAGGATGCGTCGTGAGGGTGGTGAACTAGATGTCGCTGCCCTTCAAGGCGTTGCTGATTTTGCTACTGATCTTGCAAATATCTTTTTGCCTAAAAGCGCAAAGATTCCTAAAGCAACAAAATACGAAAACAATGTAGCCCAAGCTGTTAGAAGCATCTCCTCTGTTGTCCTACCTACTGCAGGTTTAGGTGGTCTTGGTATGGCAGCCGGCCGCGCTGCACAAGCACGAGTCGGTTGGAGCCTTGGTAATACTGGGTTCATGCGCTTTCTTGGTACTGCAGGTGTCGAAGCAGGCTCTGGTGCTCTTGTAGGTGCTATTAGCTCTGAGTATGAGGAAGGTGATAATCTCACCGGTACTATTAAAAAAGCACTACCACCTCAATGGGATTTTATCCCTGATGACATGGCTACCCTTGACACTGATAGCCCAGACATCAAACGACAGAAAAACGTTAACGAAGACCTTGCTCTTGGTTTTATCATCCCATTCCTTGGCCGCCTAAATAAATTTGGTGCAGCTGTTGGAGAGGTAAAGGACATCTTTACTGATGCACCTAAACTTGTAGGTAAAACATCAAAAGCTCAAGGTTGGATTGACGCTGCAACTCCTGCTGCTGATGACCTAGATGAAGTCACTAGATATGCACTAAAACAAGAGGATTCTTTGGATGAACTTGGTGCATATAACTTGTCCCAAAATCCAAACATGGATGTAGCACTTAAAGGTGTGCACGATCTTTATGATTGGAATGAAGTCGGACAACGTGCTGTAGATGACTTTGGTATTGTCGGCGCTAGCCTTGACGCTGTACGTATTGCTAAAAACTACGATACTGTTTATGGCCGTCTAGGATCGGTTGCAAGCCCCCCTGCCATTAAGTATGGTGCAAGTACACCTATGGGTTCTGAAGAGGTTACCTTGGGGCTTACAAAGCAGCTTAAGGATGCTGATGAGTACAGCATGGAAGCTAAGAATTGGAGCATAGAATTTGATGATGTTGTGGCTCAAGGTGAAAACCTGGCTCTTGAACTGTTTGACCCGTCTATGGGTGTTAAAGAGCTTCGACAAATTCTTGATCCTTACATTGTTAAAGGAGCAGAGGGTGCTGAATACGTAGCAGAAGAGGGCTATGCTACGTTGTTCCGAGCTGTAGCTAACTATAGTGAGGACATGACTGGCATGGATATTGCTCGTGCTCAATCTTATCTTGCTACTTCTCTTGGTGGTCAGATTTCTGACATTGCTGAAGGTATGCGTATTAACCGTGGATCTAGGGCAGTCTTTAACGCACAGGAGCGTGTGAAAGATAACCTGATGTATCTGATGAAACTTCAGGGTATTACCCGTTACTATGCACAAAAGAAGAAAGCTAGTAATAGACTGTTTAATAAACTTTCTTCAAAAGGTGTGACCCCACCACCTGCTGCTACAGACCCGGCTGAGCTAGACAACCTTATTAACGGTATCCAAAAAGAAGTAGAAGTGTTTGGTGAAAGCCTTGATTATCTCAAGAACACCAGTCCTAAAACTGCTGAAGCTTTGATGGAACTGTATGAAATGACTGATGGTAAAATCAACAGCATTTCTAAATTGAATGATGATATTCAACATGCCTTTACTAAGTTCCGTCCCCTTTATGATGGTCGCCCTGATGCACCTAACATTTTGATGCAAGCTGTACGGGGTAATTTCTTTAACTCTGTTCTATCTTCTTTTGGTACAGGTGCTCAAGCATTGTACGGTAACCTTGGTGGTACTATTGCAGAACCTATCAATTACTTTGCAGGTGCTTTGCTACGACGTGATATGGATTCACTTCAGCGTGGTTGGATGGCATACAGTGCTTTGTGGGACACACAGAAAAAAGCCATGCCTTATGCAGGCAAGTTATTTGCCAAGGCATCTCAAAACCCTAATGCTGTGCAAGGTCAAACTAGACTTGACATGGTAGTACAGTTTGAAGAAAAACTTTCTGCATATAAAAAAATTGCAGATGAGCAAGCTGAGCAAGGTAAGGAAGGTTTCAAGTATCTCATCAATCAGTATGAGATGATGAAACAAATGGAGCAAGACCCTGTATTTAGACTTATCCCTAATACGTTTACCGGTCTTGATGGTTGGACTAATTCTACGATTGCTAACGGTCATGCACGTTTCCGTGCTATGAGTGAACTAAAGCGTCTTGGTGAGGAAGCCACACCAGCACGTATTAAAGAACTCGCTGATGCTGAATATAACAGCATGTTTGATGCAAACGGTATCATTGCAGATAAAGCTGTTAAGTACAATTCTAATGAAATTGCACTAAACCTTGACACTGATATGGTCAAGAGTCTTGACAGTTTGCTTCAGCAATGGCCTGGTGCTCGTATGTTCTTTATGTTCCCAGGAACCATGGCTAACATGGTTAAACAGTTGGACGATTACGCACCCCTTCCTCTTAAGTCTTTCCAAAAAGACATTAACGAACTAGCCTATACTTCTGTATCTGATCTTTCTGGTAATCCTGCTTTGATGGATCAACTTCTTTCTAGCCGTGGGTTTGATCCCAGTACTATGGATGAAGGTCTTAAGCTTGATACTATCATTGACCTTAAGAATAAAACTCTTGGTAAGAAAGCTGTTGGTACTTTTATCACAGGTACCATTGTTACCGGTTTGCTTATGGGTAAACTGGATATGACTGGTGATGGTCTTTACGACCGTAGTGCTCAAAGGTCACGTCAAGCAAACAGTGATTGGGAACGTCGTACGATTAAAGTAGGCGACAAACGTATTAACTACGAGACTATTCTTGGTCCTGGTCTTGCTAACTGGGTTGCTGCAGTTGTTAATGTTGCAGACAACTTTGATATGATTGGCGAGGGTGCAACAGAAAACGCATTTGAAAAACTTGCATTCACTCTTGGCGGTGCTATTACAAACCAAGCCCTTGTGTCTTCGCTAAGACCTTTGGTTGAGCTTGCTGCAGGTAATGGTTTTGAAGCTAGCAGATTCTCCGCTGGTATGATTAACTCTCTTGGACCACTTGGTGGTTTGAGAAATGAAATGGGTCGTGTTTTGGATGGTGGTTTGAAAATTGTTGATGAAAGTATTCAATCTCATATTGCCAACCGTAACCAGATTGCTGGTGTTTTAGACCCCGCAAACCGGCTTCCATATATTTATAGCCCTGTTACTGGAAAAGTACCTAACCAATATAATCTAGCAACTAGACTTTGGAACTCTTATTCACCGATTAAGATTTACCCAGGTCAAAGTGACGAAGAACGTTTCTTGCAAGATATTGAGTTTGATATTTCTACTACATTTAAAAACCGTAAAGGTGTTGAACTTACACCTGCAGAACGGTCTGAACTATTCCGTTTGATGGGTGAGCAAGGTTACTTCCGTAAACGTATTGCTGCTATCAGTAAATCTGCTAAAGCACGTAATACAATTGAACGCCTTCGTGAAGCACGTAAAAATGGAGTAAGTTCTGAAGAAACATCTTTAGACGATTTTGATCTTGTTCATTATGATCTTGGCGTAGCATTGCGTGAAGCTGAACAATTTGCATTTGCAGAATTGGATAGCGACATGCGTATTGCTATTGAAGCACGTCGTCAAGCTGCGTTAGCTGCTGAAGCTGCTGCTGAAGGAGGTAGGATTCCTGCCTTAGAATCCACCTTAAACATTCGTAATTAAATTTATTTAACTAATCATGTCATCAGTATGCTCTGCCGTACAAACAATTAAATCTGGAACCGGGTCTCAAACACAATTCTCGTTTGACTTCCCGTATGTTTTTAAATCTGAAATTCACGTTTATTTTTGGAACGTAACTACAAAAGAATACGACGAAGTTCTTACGACAGATGCTACTTATCCTTGGGAAATTCCCACTGCTAACCCAACTGTCGTAAACTTTACAGGTACTGCACCGCCGTCTCCTAGTGATGCTACTGCTAACATTAAGATCCGGCGGATCACTAACATTGACGACATCCAGGCGTTGTTTAACCCTGGATCGGCAATTAGGTCTGATGATCTGAACAGTAACTTTGAGCAGCTGCGGTTTGCTATTCAAGAATCTCTGTGTCCTGATATTACTGAGGCAGAGGTTACTACGTATCTGCAAAACTACTATTGGAATAACTTTGATGAAACTATTACTTCAACTGATACTTGGAGTAGTAGTGATACAAAGATTGCAACTACTGCAGCTATTCAAGGTCAGCTGACTAATATCGATATTAGCCAAATTAAGTCTGACGATATTATAGAAACCAGTGCTTATTCTAGTACTTGGGATAACGAAGACGATAAGATTGCTACTGCTGGAGCACTTGCTGCACGGCATGATGTCGTTGTCAACACAGATGTAAACCCTCCTAGCACTGCACAAGTAGGTAAGCAATGGCTTAGTACTGCAGCTGGTAACCAAGTCCACAAGATTTACGATGGTAGTGGTTGGCGTACTGTTGCTGTTGGTCAACCCTTCAGCCCAGCTACAACCACTATTGTTCGTTATGTAGACTCTACTAATGGTAGTGATGCTACTGATGTAACCGGTTTCCTGCCTCAGGCACCGTTGCAGACGATTGGTCGTGCCTTGGAGCTTATCAACGCATCTTCTAGTGGTGATGGTAGTTTGATTAAGGTTGCACCTGGTGTATACCAAGAGACACTGCCACTGCGTATTAAGAAGAACAACATCTCGATTGTTGGTGAGTCGATGCGTAGCTGCTTTGTGCATCCTACGGTTGCGACTGAAAACAACGATATGTTTGAGGTTGATAGTGGTTCTTATATTGCTAACCTCACCCTGCTTGGTCTTAAGGTTCCTGCAGCTGATCAAGGTACACGTAACAACAGCCTTGACAATGATGCAACGTATGGTTTGCCTAGCAACCAACCGTTCTCTGTTAGGTTCCGTACTGACGTAGCACCTATTATCCTAAAGAGTCCGTACATCCAAAACTGTACTCACTTCAGTGATGCACACTTTGACAACGCTAACTTTGATCCTAACACCTTCCCGTCTACTGATGCTCAAACTTATAGTGCAGTAGCAGGTGACGAAACCTCTGCACCTTGTGGTGGTGGTTTGCTTATTGACGGTTCTGCTGTTAGTTCTAGCAGCCCTGTCCGTAGTATGGTGGTGGATGCGTTCACTCAGATTTGTCTGGATGGTCCTGGTGTTCTTGTTACCAACAATGGCTATGCACAACTTGTGTCATTCTTTGGTACGTTTACGCACTACCATGCTAAGGCAAAGAATGGTGGTACGATTAACCTGAGTAACTGTGTTAGCGATTTCGGTCGTTATGGTTTGATTGCTGATGGCAAGAGCCCTAGCCCTATCGCAACTTCTAGCATTACCTCTCCTAGTGTTGGAGCTGGTGCCGGTGCTACTACAGTAACTATTGGTGCTATTACTACTGCTGCTAGCTATCACGGTGATGTTAGCCTGCCTTCTGATTACATGATGATCACCATTGATGGTGTTGATTATGGTATCACTGGTAGTACAGTTAATGGTTCTGGGTTTGATGTAACTCTTAGCTCTCCTCTTACTTCTAACATTACGAGTGCTAGTGTTGATCTTGCACTGCGTTCTTATATTAGTACTGGTGGACATACCTTTGAATTTGTTGGTGTTGGCACTGATTACGGTGATCACCCTGACAACGGTGGTGTACCTGTTGAGGCTAACCAAGTCATTGAACTCAATGGTGGTAAGGTTTGGCAATCAAGCACTGACCATGTTGGTAAATTTAAAGCAGGTAGTGTTCTTGTCGTTGATCAAGTTGCAGAGACTGTAGATCTTAAAGACACCACTGTAACTGGTGACATTACTGTTACCGGTACTGTTGACGGTCGTGATGTAGCTACTGATGGTACCAAATTGGATGGTATTGAGGCTAATGCTACTGCTGACCAAACTGCTTCTGAGATCAAAACTGCTTACGAAAGCAATTCTAATACAAACGCATTTACAGATGCTGAGCAGACAAAACTGAGTGGCATTGAAGCTAACGCTGATGTCACTGACGCCACTAACGTTGATGCGGCTGGTGCTGTGATGAACAGCGATACATCAACTACTGCTATGCAGTTTGTTGTTGATGAAGATAATATGTCTTCTAATTCATCCACAAAAGTACCAACTCAGCAATCAGTTAAAGCTTATGTTGATGCTGAAGTTGCTGGTGTTGTTGACTCTGCCCCTGGCGCTCTTGACACCTTAAACGAATTGGCAGCTGCTCTTGGAGATGACGCTAATTTTTCCACTACCGTAACCAACAGCATTGCTACCAAGCTTCCTCTTGCAGGTGGCACAATGACTGGCAACATTGTCATGTCTGGCTCTCAGACTGTCGATGGACGTGATCTTTCTGTTGACGGTGCTAAATTGGATGGTATTGCAGCTGGTGCTACAGCATACAGTGATACTAATGTAGATACACATCTCAATACCTCTACGGCTAGTGCTAATGAAGTACTTAGTTGGACTGGTACTGACTATGATTGGGTTGCTCAATCTGG